CCAACTGTCAAAGTTGCTGACCCTGAAGTAGCGCCGCCGGTTAAACCATTTCCTGCAATAACTGCTGTTATATCTCCGCTACTTGCTTCTGAACCGTCTCCAGACTCATCAATAAAGAAACTTTCGCCTGATGCTGCAGTTACAGATATAGTTCTTGAAGCTGCTGTATTACTTACACTGTTTATCCCTGAATTTTGTGTTCCTGCTGTTCCAGATATTTCAGCAAAGAAATAATAAGTTCCAGCATTATAAGAAGCTGCGTTTGATATAACAAATTTGCCTCCACTCAGTAAACTTGTATTATTTGCTTGGAATACGTGAGCTTCAAAAAATCTAAATCCTGGTTCTATTTCTGAGTGTGTTTCTACCTTATATGCTGTAGTACTAGCAGTACCTGTTGTTCTTGTTACTCCATTTGCAAAAGAAGTACCTAAATTAGCAATTTCAGTTGCACTACTTAAATTTGAGTTAGTAGATACCATTAGTCTCATTTGCACTTTTGAGGGTATTTTATTAATTGCTTCGTTAGCTGTAGCATTAGTACCAAAAGCATAACCTGACATTTCTGCAGGTTTTGACACACTAATTGTTAATGTTTGAGTAGCGGTTAAAACAACTTTTTGTGCGTCTGTAGTTGCAGAAGAATTAGTTACAGTTTTTGATATTGTACTTACTGCGGTACCTGTGTTTTGTGCTATACCTGAGAAGAACTCATCAGAGAATCCATCTTCAGATGAAAATACTTGAGAGCCACTTGCATTATATATTTCTACATTATTTAATTTAACTACAGAGTCTGTTCCTGTTTTTACTACTTCCAAAGGTGCATCGGCATCGGCGCCTGCCCTAAATATAGTATTACCTGTTGAAATTTGAACTAAACTTGTGCCTGTTCCAGAAGATAATCCTCCTGCTACAGAACCTGTTAGAGTTAAATTCTTTGCAGTTACAGCTCCAGCTCCTGTAGCAACAAAATTACCGCTGCCTAAATTAATGCTTGAGCCTGTTCCTGATATAGTTAATCCACTACTGTTAAGAGTTGCGTCTCCAAATGTACCTGAAGCACCTGTAAGGCTGCCTGTAAAGGTTCCTGAAGCACCTGTTATGTTTCCTTTAAAAGCGGCATCACCATTACTGGCTATTCTAAAGTTTTTAGAAGCTATGACTCCGTTTGATAGAATAATTTTTGTACCTGCTGTAGTAAAAGCTGAACCGTCAGAGGTACCAGATAAATTACTGGAAGATATACTTCCTGTTGTTATTCTTGCGCCATCGATTATTGTTGAACCACTTGAACCTACATCTGAAGCTTCTAAAGGAGTTATAGTATTGCTTTGGTCGTCTTGTAAAGTTCCTCCATTAAAAATAACAACACCTGTGAAACTTGTTTGTTGTACAACATTTCCATATGTGACAGCTATAGTAGAGTCCCCAGCACTACTTTCTGTGCCATAATATCTTACAGTATAGAATGTGTTTGATGAAGTTGCATCTTGTGTTCGAGGGGAGTTTCTCCATACATTTGTAGTTCCTGAATCATTAATGCCACTACCACTTACTAAACCTGAAGAAAAAGTATATGTATTTCCAGAAGGCGCATTTGGTTGACTTCCTGTTGCTTCATAAAATAGATAGCCTTGTATCGTTCTTAATCCATCCTCTCCATCTGCTGGAGTAACACCTGCTTTTGACTTAGATATAGTATACTTTCTAGTTAAAGTTTTTGTTCCTGTTCCACCATGTACACTTGCTGGTATAAGTGCTCTTACTGTAAATGTTTCTGCATTACTAGACCAGCTAGACCCTGTAAGAGCGTATGCTCCTGTTGATTGTGTTAGTGTAAGTGTTAAACCATTTTGAACAGCAGTAGTACTTGTACCGCTAGTACCTGTATAAAATAGTACGCTTGAATTTGTGCTTACAGAAGTAGCACCTACAAAAGTTTCAAAGACACCACCTGCATCATCATAAAAACCACTACCGCTAGTAGTACCACTTGAATTCGTAGCTACAGTATGTGCAGCATTTGTTAAATTACCTGTTACACCTCCAATACCCCCAGCACCATCTTGTACTGAGAATAATGTAATAACATCAGTGGCTTTCAAACTTCCGCCCTCAAACATTCTACATCTTATTTGTGTTTCTGAATCTAAAGCTGGTTCATCTGCATCTGCTAAAGTAAACGTAGTAGCTGTAGAAGCTATTGTGTTATTAGAAGCGTCTGTTGTTATTTGAGACCAATTTTGTCCTTGGTCTGTGCTTTTATAGTAATCAAATGTAGGTGTTGTAGCATGTCCTTGAGGAGTTGCTGAAATATCTATAGTTGTAGAATCGTCTGGAGGACTACCATTATCGTATCTGATTACAAAGTTACTCGCAGCTAGTTTTACTGTTCTTGCATCTACTCCGCCACCTGCAGCACCATCTAGTCCTGCTGTAATTGCATAAGTTTCATCTATGCTATAATTTGTAGAAGCATCTGTTACTATCTTAGCAATTATTGCATCAAAAGAAGTATTAGGTCTAAAAGTTAATTTAAATACATTTACTCCAGAGTATGCTCTGGGCAAAGTGTCAGCAAGTTCTATAGTAGTATCAGTATTTACAAAAGTAACTGTAGTATAGAAACGAGTAGTCCCTGCTGCTCCAATTACTATTCTGTCTCCCGGTATAAAGTCTCCATCAAAGTTAGTTCCTGAGCCTGTTAATATATTATTACCTACAGCTCCTGATACAGTACCAGATGCTTGAGTTATGCCATTATTAGCTGCTCCAACTTCTTTAATATAATTATACCCAGGAGTATTACCTGTAGCATCTTGAGCTGTTGTATCTGTATGAATTTGAACTGCTTTAAGTTTATCTGTTGACTCACTTGCATCAAATAATAAGTATGCAACAGCACTTGCTCCCATACCATCAAAGTTTTGACTATAGCACGCAGCATTATTAGTAGAGTTACTATAAGTTATTCCATTTGGAGCGTCAAACTGATATCCATAGTTTTCAATAGAAACTGTAGATGTATTAATTGTTAAAGCTCTATTTAATACTCCACCTTTAGGTATTAATCCAATTTTAGATAAGGTATTATCTAAGGAGGAATTAAGAATTTTAATTTTTCTCTGTATTATATTCGACTTAGTTCCATTAGTATTAACTGCTTGTAGTTTTACAGTAATAATTTTTGGAGTATTGTAAGATATTAGAATATTAGAGTCATTCTTACCTGCTGTTAGTTTTTTATATTTTCCTTGTGATTCCGCATTATGTTTTATTTCATAGTGACTTATATGTTGATATCTAGTTCCATTACTATTTTTAGGAGCTACCCAGTTCACTCTGATTTTATTTTTTACTGCTTCAGGAGATTGACCACTGTCATCTACTCCCTGGTTTAAATCTTTTGTTAAAGAAAGAGTTAAAGATTCAGGTACAGGCACTACCTCATCATACGAAGGTAAGCTATTAATATCTGTTCCCTGCTCTAGCACATAGCCTCTATCTATTAGGTCAAATTTAGCTGCTTCATACTTTACTGCTGTTATTGCATAAGTAGTTAGCTCTGACTGATTAATTCCAGTTACAACGTATTGCTGAGCAGAACCATTTGCTAAGTTACCTGCAGAGTTATACTCTCTAATTGCCCACATATAGTCTTGACTAGGTGCTGAAGAAAATGAACCAGAAGTTGCTACTGTAGTAGTATTAGCTGAAGTTGTTGATATAGTCTGAGTTTCTACTCTTGAGTTTGGATTCCATACTAAGTTTAATTCGTCTCCAGAACTATCCACTGCATTTGAAGCTTGTTCTTCTGTAGTAATTTCTACAACCGTTCCATTGACTTTTGCAAATCTTATCAGATTTCCTCTACTATAAGTAGTAGTTGCAGAAGCGTTACCTACATTATCATTTATTGTTCGTAACTCATCTCCTAAGTATGCTCCACCTTCAGGATATATTATAGATAATTTAAAAGTATTACCACTAGATAAGTCTAAAGCGCTATCTACATTGACTGAATTAACTGATGAAGAACTAGATACTCTTCCACTATATCTTATATTATCAACGTCCGCATCTTGTATTAGTACAACATCTCCAGGTTTTAAGAATCCTGCATTAATAGAAGTAGCAAAACCAACTCCTTCTGTTTCCATTATTTCAGAAAGTAAGTTCCATTTACCAAATCTATGTGCTTGGCCTTTAGATGTACAACCAAAAGCTACTACATCTTTAGGTATAATTCTACCTGTTTCTAAAATATTATTTGTGTCTTCTACTATCTCAACTTGTTGTTTGAACATAGCTTCGGGGTCGTTCCAAGTTACTCTGATTTGATTAGACCTAAATTGTTGTTTTGTTGAAGTATATTTAAAAGGACTGCTTACATTTGCTTTAGAAAAAGTGTATACAGGTTGTTGGTATCTATTCTGTGAAAACTGTACCTCACCATCTAACCAATACATCATTCCTCTAAAGGTAGAAGCTACGTCCTTTAATACTTTAAGTGCTTCTGAAGCTTCTTTAAGATATAAGTTTGCTGTAAACCTTGGTTCAAGTCCACCCTTGCCGTCAGAAACTAACTCATCACAGTATCTAGCAATTCTATATAATGCATATTTGTCTATTTGAGAGCTATCTATGTACTTTCCTAATCCATATCTATTATTTGATATTAAATCATAAAATACCCAAGCTGGATTATCTGTCCATACTTTCGCAGCATTTATATGTTCAGGAGCAAATGTTGTTAAGTCACCTCTAAAATTACCGTCCCATTTCTGGAAAGAACCTGTGTTATTACCGTTAGTTACATTTCTATCGTACTCTCCTGAAGTTCTGCCATCTTCTCCTTTAGGGAAATAATTAGTAGGAACTTGAACAAGTAAACCTTTTACATCATAAGAACGCTTAGGGATTTTTGAAAAAGACTCTGCATCAAAAATTAAAGAACCATAAGCAGCATAAGGGTAAGATAATTTATCCTCTAGTATATGTTCGACTGTCTGTAAAGTACAAGGTGAACTATGGTCATAGTCTCCAGCTCTAGCACTAGAAGGTCCAATTCTTTCTATTCTTACCTGGTAACTTGTGTAAGGTTGAAAATCTTTTGTACTGATTGTAAAAGTTTCAATAAAAGGCGCTTTTGTCTCTGCAGTAATTCTTCCAGTATTAAATCCGTGCTTCCATGCAGCAGTATATTTACCACTACCTCTTGCTAATAACTCTGCATCCGATAGTCCAAAAACTAAAGCTTCTGTAAATTTATTGTCTCCCTCTCTTTTAAATCCAAAGAATATTCGTAGCTCACATATTGCTGGAGCTTCATCTCCACTACTTGCTTTTACAGCAATCATATTTGGAAATTGAAATGTTAATTTTACTTTATCTACTTCTGCCGGATTTGCTACATTACTTGAATTAACTATTACTGGACTAGCTGTTGCACTACCCGCTGTTGTATTCCATCCTCCAGTAGTAGTATGATTATTACTTCCAATTATGGAACTTAAATTTGTAGCCTCAATCGCTTGTCCCGGCCCATCTACAACCGAAGAACTTCCTAAACCTCTTAGAGTATTCAAATAAGGCTGCTCTCTTAGTCCATTCATAAAAGCATATTGGAATTGTTCAAAATTATAATGAGTATCTTCAACAGTTTCTAGAGGTGAGTTTATAACTGCACTAACCCCAGAAACATCTCTTCCTGCAGTACCATAATCAGTTATATCCGCTAACACTAAAGTGTTGGCATTGGTTATTGAACTAACAGTTGCTATTTTATCTATAGTTACTGTTTTATGCGATATAGTTCTAGGTAAAGCTACGTCTATATCCACTGTCTGGGCATCTATAAACTTTACTATTTTTGCAACTAAAACTGAACTAGAACTTCCGTATCCTGCTCCTTCTATTCTTATATATTGGTGAGGGTTTGATGTTTCTATCTCTGTATTTGCAGCTGCATCGGGATTAATAGAATTTAAATCTGTAGTATCAAAAAATCCAGAACCTGAGTGTGTTGTTATACGAGTCGTACCTGAAGTGCCTGATACTCCTTGAGAAGACCCATTGCCTGTTAATTGTTTCTTTGCACTTTCTATAGAGACATTACGAGTTCCATCAGCAGTACTAAATGTACTAAATAGTCCTTGAGCACTGGAATCTACTAAAGTTTTTGAACTTGCTGTATATGCAGTGTCTGTTAAAGATACTATTTGATTTTTTGTATTTCCAATAGTAGCTGCTGTTTTATCTAAGTATATAGAGTTTGTTCCATCAACTAAGCCTTCTATTGGGCCTTCTGATACTAGGTCATAGACAACTGCTGTTTGGTATTCATTAGGACTATTATTAGTTCCAGAAGTAGTTCCGGCCCCGTTAGCTTTGCCTCCATTTGTTAAATTATAAAATCTTCCTAAATTTTTCATTATTTTTCCTGTGATTGTCCTACTTCATTTGCCTTATGGTATGATACAGTGCCTGTAGCCGAATTATATGGGCTGTTGGCATGGTAGTTACTTTTTATTGTTGTATAGCCTGATTGATTGTATAGTACTTGGTCTTCTACAAACCCGAAATTAATAACAGCACCACCTACTAATAATCTTCCGTAGAGTAAAGGAACAGGTGCTCCTTGTAGTGTATTATTCTCTGGTCCATTATATAAATAACTCTTTCCTGCTTCCGAAGGGGAGTCTGGAGTTAAGTATCCTGTGACACCATCCATGCCCAAAGTTGTACCTACTACTTGAACTGCTCGAGTTGCCATCGCATTCATTGTTTGAACTTTCTTTAGATTTGCAGCAGCTTCAGTTGCTTGTATTTGGCTACCTCCCATGCTACTATTTGCCGCTATTACTTCGGCTTCTGCAGCAGCAGTAGCATCTGCAAATAAACCATCAACAAACCCTGCTCCATATATTATGAGTATAGCTCCTAGTATTACTTTAAAAACGTCACTTGCTCCAGCACCAGCAGCAACTGGTGTTATGATTACTGTGTCTTTGGGAGGAGCTATCATTGCATCTACTGTTCCTTCTATTAAATCCTCTCCATTTTGAATTGTAAAATCTATACCTTTTTCTGCACACTCTGTTAAGTACTTTTTAAATCCTTCTGTCTGACAATCTATAAGACGTAGCATATCACGAAAATTAGATACATTCATATCCCATTCCGTTCCAAACTTCTCTCCTATTTCTCCCATTAATTTAACGTGGGTCATAAATTTCAACTCCTTTTTCCGGGTATGATACAATTAAAAATGGTATACCCAAAACTTTTGCAACATCTTTATCATGCTGACTTGGTTTACAATTCTGCATATAGTGACTATGGACTACATATTTTATTTTTGAAATTAGTTGATACTTTGCGAAAGTTTTTGGGTCAATTTCAAATTGATTTTCTCCCAAAAATTTGTTTTCACAAGGAATCCATTTTTCTTCATTGTTCTGTTCTATTATTAACCCACACATCTCGCGTGGGGCTTCCTTTTCTGCATGAGAAAAGATTTCTTCTATAAATTTATTCAAAGTTCTTCGACCCCGGAAATCCTCCAAAAGGTAAAACTCTTGAAGTATTAACTGAAGCCTTTGCTCGTGAAGTAGCACTGGTTACATCTACGGGAGAATATCCAAAACGTTTTCCGCAAGAAGATAATCTTTTACCGCATTCATCAGCACGTCTCCAAAATTGTGTAAAGCCTGGAGTATTTCCTGTTGTTGCTACTTTGGCTTTCCATGTAAAATTATTATAAAGTACTATCTCGTTCAATCTATCGTCAGTATAAACTTTATAAGAAGTACTTGCATTGTAAGTGCTGTATACTCTTATTGCGTCAAAATTAGCGTTAGACTCTGAAGGAGTACCTAAAGAGGATTTTGTTCCTGTTACATTTACAAGCCAGTACTTGACTACGTTAGTAACTGCAGATACATTTCCTAAGTTATCTATCTCTCTTGCTGATTCTCCTGTAGTTTTTATATAACTATTTATAGCAAATGAAGTACCATTAGAAGCACTAGTATAATTGGTGTAAGAGTCAGAAGAGTTAAATATGTACTCATCGTCTAATGTGACATATACTTTTTGAGCTACACTATTGTGCGTAGAAACCTGAAAATTTCCTTCTGTATGCCAGCTACATCCCCCGCACTTTTGGCCTTCTGCTAAAGTCGGACTAGCTCCTTGATACTGCCAAGGGCATGCATTTGCTACTATTTGTCTTGCTGGTATCTTAACCCCTTGTAAGTCGAAAGGAGAAGCAAGTTCAAAAATAATAGCCATATTATCTTTACTCATTATTTTTGAGATAGTCCAGACTTGTCTAGTAAATTCTATTGA